ATAAATTGCCTTGAAAAGTTTAAAAAAGTCGCCAATTTCTTTCAAAATCAGCGACTTTTTGGTCGGAGTGGCGAGACTTGAACTCGCGGCCTCATGGTCCCGAACCAAATATCAGATATCAAATGTGGTCAAATCTTGTGAAATCTATACAAAAATAGTGCGATTGATATTCACAAAATGGCTTTGACCTTGTGCGATTTAACGAAATTAAACAAGAATTAACTAAATTTAAAACACATTCGTTAGAACTGTGTTAGAACTGACCGCCACATATATGTATTATATTTATATGCATAAATTTGATTGGAGCACTTGTAGTACCTTATTACATTTGTTAGTTGATTGCAAGGTTGCAATGAAATTTATAGCGCAAAAAATAAGGGTCTTCTACTATAGAAGGCCCTTATTTTTTTTACAGGAAATCGTTATCGTCGAGCCGTTTGTCGTACACTTCAAGAATCTTTTTCTTTGCGGCGAGTGTTTTATTGTTTTGAAAATCCTTGTGTGCAACGCAGTATCGATCATATGCGTCGATGTCGGAAAGAATTTGATCAAACGTCTCTTGGGAATGCTTCACTCCTCGACGCAGTTCGTCGGCAAATTGAAGTATCTCACGCCTGCAATCAATAATATCATTTCTCTCTAAGTCCGCCACAGATCCTTCAAGACTATCCATCTTTTTCTCCATGTTATCGATCTTCTCTGCGAGCTCACCGTTAGTCCTCTTCCCGATCCATTTCAGCGCAGTAGACAAAGGATTAAACTTGATTTTCTTGTTAAATTCAATTATGACTGACAGTACGGCCAAACCAGCAGTTATCCATCCGACGATTTGTCCGACCGTCAGCCCCATCAGGGCGTCCATTTGACACCCCGTTTATTTCTGCTTGTTATACTCTGCCGTGCTGATACCGAGCAGAGCACCAAGCAGCGTGCAAATTACAGCGGCAGTCTTAGCCACTTCATCCGCAAATGGCCACGCCCAGACAGCGGCGAGGCCAACATAGGCAGTCGCCATTGCAGGAATCACAATCATGGTGATCCACTTCAGAATGTCGTACAGTTTGTCGTTGAGTTTCATAGTCTTATCCTCCAATATTATTATTTAAGCAGCTCTGCCCATGTTTTAGGGCCAACAACACCATCAATTTCAAGCCCATGTTCGCGTTGGAACCGAAGAACTGCTTTGTATGTATTCCAGCCAAACTTGCCATCAGCGCCATAAGAACCACATGAGTATCCGAGCGCGATCAGTTTTTCTTGGAGTTCTTTAACAGAAGGGCCTTTAGAACCAAACCTTAAAATTGGCTTTTCTGGACTTGACACGGTTGGCGTTTTGGTGTCCTGCTGAACCTTCTTATTCAGGAGCTCTTCAATTTTCGCCCAAGTTGCATGACCAACGATGCCATCTACAACAAGCCCATTCTCATCCTGAAATTTATTTACCGCTTCCAGTGTTTCATCGCCGAAATCGCCGTCCGCACCATAGCGTGGCAGAGAATAGCCGAGTTCTATCAACTTCTCCTGAAGCTCTTTTACATAAGAGTTAATGTCACCTTTCTGCAGGTTGTACTTATTGGGAGTAGAAACCGGTTGTTCTGGCACGGTGACAATTGGCTGTTCGAAATCGCTTTCCCCGCCCATATAGCGCAGCACGTGATCCCAGGGATAGTTGTAGTATCCGCCAATACATATCTCACGACCGCTTTGGTCTCCTGTCTGTCCACCCGTTATTCCGCCTCGTTCGTTAATGCTGGCTTTGACATTCTGGCCGCCGCCTATGTACATCTCTACATGGTTGCGTGTATTCAGGAGAACATCGCCTCTCTGCAGACCATAGCCAGTCGCAAGATTAACCTGGCTCGTCACATCATGAAAGCCGCATTTTATAAACACCGGTTTCATGTTACCTGTATAACTTGCACCGTTCGTTTTAACAGGAACCCCAGCGTTCTGCCAGGCGGTGATGACGAAACTGGAGCAATCGTAGTTCGGCCCCCATCGATAGGCTTGGTCATATCCGTGGCTCGAATCTCGTGCTGTTGTTATCGCCCATGTTACTGCGTATTCTATAGTTTCGTTGTTATTCATTTACACCACATCTTTATCAGTATTTTAAGATAGAGCAATTAATTCGCTTTGACATATTTCGTGTCTGGATCAAAAATGCGGATATCCGCTTGCTGTACCCAATTCCCGCTTATCTTTTTCCAAACCTTCCTATAAGACCTCCAGCTTCCACTTGTCTTGATATAAATTGTTGCACCGCCGATCGTGATTATAAGATTATGTGCTGAGTTTACATTTGAAATCTTATATATATAGTTAACTATTGCAGACCCAGTTTTGCTAACGCCATCCTCTTTTACGAGAGCGCTCGTCTTATCGATCCCATTATCGGTAATTGCAACTTCTGCTGTAACGTTATCTGGGACAATAGTTAGGTGATAAGATTGTCCAGCGAGTTTAATCATCTGTCCATCCGGATATAATTTGCAATTCTCTCCTGAACTTGTAACGAAGTAGTATTCTACGTCGCCAAACACAAAGATTAAGCTGTGCTTTTCTCCAATATCATTTAGCGTATACGTGTAAGTTCCTGCCCCAAGCGGTTCAATCTCAACCTTGAACTGTAGCGAGTCATTACCTGAATCAGACGCTTGGTCTTTACCGTATTTCACATCAATAAAGTGTTCTCCAGCCGGAACGTTATATGTCAGCTCTCGCGTGCTTGAAGTGCTGTCGGATGAGGCTGAACAGACATATTTGTAGCTACTTAAATCATCGCCGGGCTCAGAGCTGCTGCTAGATGCTGTGTTTCCTGTGTTGTTCAGCGCTGTGTCGATGTTACCGAACATGCCGTAGTCATATCCGGCTTCGCCATAGTTGATATAGGTAAAGGTCACAAGACACTCGCATTCCAGAGAGAAGCGGACTCTTGCCACAGCGGAAGAGCTGTCAACGCCTTTGTTCTCCGACTCATAATAGTCGTTGCTGTTCAGCGAGAATCCGTATGTGTACGGCTGCTCGACCTCGTAAGTGCATACCGGCGTACCGCCCTGGAGCTGGCTCGTAATGTCCACGCCGTTGTCCAGCGCCAGCGTCAGCTTCGGGTCGCTGGGCTTGATCGTGACGGTCTGGTTCGAGCCTTCCTGCACACGAGTTGTTCCAGTTCCCGGAGTCGTATTGGCATTGATGCTGGAGATGGTGACGGGATAATATGTGTATTCCGGGTCTTCCTCCGGAGGCACAAAGATCCCGGACTCTTCCACCAGGATCACATGATCCGCTGCAATGCTGCTTACCGTATATTCGTAGTAGTAATCGCTTCCAGTTGAAGGTACTGTATAGGTGACTTGCCATGTGATACCAACAGTCAATCCTCCGTAGTAGCCGATCGTAAACCCGACTCTCGCGTCATCCAATTCATTGCGCGTCCACGTTCCGGGGGCGATCGTAACGATTTGATTCGACGTAGTAGTGTATTGTGTCTGCGTCCCCTTTGCTGTTGTCCCGTGGTAGGTGTTCAACTCTGCAACTTCTCTGGCCTGAGACGCATTCTCCAAATGTCCAATCGCCCGGACAGACATGTCTGTGATTGTTGCGTTCTCTGGGATATCGCTGAAGTCAAACTTGTAGTAGATCGTTGCCGTGCTTCCGCTTGAACTACAATAGTCGTTGCCGGTTTGTGTTGAAGGGTCTTCTACGGTGTGCCCGATTGCACTCTGATACCTCGTTCCGCTTATAGAACCGCTTGTCGTGTAAGATGACGGTGCCGCGGTAAGCGTTCCTCCGGTATCTACGGCCTTTTGAACGAGCAATGCTTTGATATCGTCACCGTTGTCTGTGACTTCAATCTCATCCAGGGATTCCGCATAGATTGCGACCGTCCCATCTCCGCCCTGGAAGATTTCCTGCGTAGCAGGATCAACTGTAACTTCGGATACGCTGCTTGTAGCCGTAATTGTATAAGCGGTCCCAATGACGGTGTATTCGACTGTGAGAACAGCGCCAAAAAACCGCATGATATATGTTGCAGATGTGCTTCTTGTACCGCGCTTCCCATAAAAACGTATCTTTGCACTCTGCAGTTCATCCCTCGTCCAGGTCCCGGCAGTAAGGTCAAAATAAGTTGCAGTAGTCGTCAGAGCATTTGTATAGCTCCCTTTTGCGGTCGTCCCGGAAAAGAGCTGCAGTCTGGCCTGGTTAATATAGTTTGTCGAGGAAGAAGAGGTAGAAGCGCGCGCTCTGCAAGACACAGACGTAATCTCTGCTCCCTCTGGGATCGCGCTGCAATCAAAGTTGTATAAAACGATGGTCTCAGCGCTTGACCCAGTGGTCATATTGAAACCGGCGTATGTTCCGGAACCATCGCCGATACCGTTCTCGATTGGATAGCCGGAAGCCATCGAGGCGTACTCTGAATTATCGCTGTCGAAACTCACGGTGTTGGAGGTAAGCGTTTTCTGTTCGCTGATTTGCCTGGACATAAGCTACCTCCTTATTCCTGGATATAAATATCTCCGTCAATACCAAGGCTCGCAGACGGCTCTGCGCTCCCAGTGTAGTAATGCTGAATTACCAACGTCCCTTCATTCTTAACACCGTCTTTGGTGTAGATAGACTTCCCGGCCACAACGTCTCCCGCTGTGGCCGTGGTATCTGTGATGTCGATCAGAACGGTTCCATTGGCAAGCTGTACTTTACTGTTTGCCATGGTTCCCTCCGTCAGACAGCGCCGATGGTGCAGGTCTTGCCGCCGGCAGAGTTGTCGGAATAAGTCACCGTGATAGCGCTGACAGTCACCTGAGACAGGCAGTTGTACCCGGTGTCAGGGGAGACCACCTGCGCGGAGAAGGTCGGGGTAACGGTCTTCGCCTGCGCGTTCATATCTTCCTGGCCGGACATCTCACCCTCAACTCCCAGGATCGTGATGCCCTGACGGATGTTGCTGGGGATGATCTTGTCCTGCTCGGTAGATGCGATAGAAACCTTGCCGGAGCCGTCATGATAGCCCTGCGGTACGGTGTATTCCTGCGCCTTGGTGGTGATGCTCCCGGAAACCGCGCCGTTATTGGGCATGGTTCCGGTGAGCTTTGTGCCGCGAGCGTGGGCGGTCTTGCCGCTCAGAATTTCGCCGACGGCAGCGGTGTCGTCGCTGGTATCGCTGTCATACGTGCATGAGCCCGTGATAGGGGCACCGTCCTTGCCGTGCGCTGTATATCCGTCCAGAAGGTGAGCGGCATCTACGGTGTCGCTCGTCAGATCCATCAGGACTTCTCCGGATGCGAGTACAATTTTGGAATTGTATTTCTCAGCCATCGAATTTTCCTCCTATATAAACAGTAGTGCCGCCGGACAGATTGGATACTCTGCTGACGGAAATCGCTTCGACCTCAATGTCTTTTCTCATGAATTTGTTCCTTGTCTCCAAAGACTGCTGCTCGAAGGAAGGAACCACCACATAGCTTCCCGTGTAAGGATCTGTCCCGGCGTACTGGACGATGATCGGTGTGTCCAGATAGATCTCCACATCCTCGTCCTGTTTTACCGTCACCGGATATTCCTCGCAGGATTCCTCAACATCGAGTGTCGCGATTATGTTGTCTGGCTTATCGCCAAATTCAAGTTTGATATCCTTTTGCGGATCAACTGTAATTTCAGGTTCATCAGGCAGCAGCGCGACGATCGTCTCAATCATTCGATCACCCGCTTCAGGAGCTGTCTGCCAATGGTGACTTCTTTCACCGGCGTGGCCGCACGACGGAACTTACCGTCAGTATCTGTATAAGTCCAGTTGAGCTGAACCTCTGCTTTCTGGCCTTCCCGCAGCGACATGGAATCCTCCTGGTCTAAGAATACGGAAACCGTTTTCCCGTCGTTTACCTCCAGTTGCTCCCCGGATTTCGTAATGATTTTTGTGCCTTGGCAGATCGTGAAATAAACATGATTTGCCTGGGTCAGATCAGCATCGCTGTCGTCTGCAATTTTCAGTGTAAACGTTGGCGTAGTTCCTAGGATCATCAGCTACACCTCCTTCGCCCGATTTGGGCATAAATAGATCGTGCGCCGGTTTATCTCCGGCGCACGTTTTCCGTTATTCGGTTTTATTCCTCAACGAGCTTCCACCCGGCGGGATACACCTCGGGGCTCCATATGTTCGCGTCGATGACGCTTTCATATACTGGGCCGTTCTCGTCCGGATAATGAACCTTGTCGCCCTTGGCGTATGCATCCTGAGCTCCGGTAGGCTGCTTCCACACTGGAATCTCTCCCGGCTTCGCTACCTCGGTCCAAAGAGCAGGGGTCTTGTCTGGTTCCCATCCATCATGGGTTGTATGTGCCTGCTCACAGCGATAAAGCTTGTCATTGTACTGCAGGCGCTGCCCCTTTTCGCAATTCATCCCAGGTATCCACACATCGTAAAGCTCTATAGCCTCGATAGCGTCAGAGTCGTCTAAGGATGCGCTTGCCTTCACGATCAGTGGGCGAAGCATCCGTGCTCTTTCCTGCGGTGTCATCATTTACTCGCCCCCATTAGAATGTCATAAGCCTCGGCCTTGTCTGTTATCTCCGATAGATCTTCTTTGGCCAAATCAACCGGGAAAAGCTCGTTTGTTTCTGTATACTCCCTTTCAGTCCCTTCTGGGTCAACGGCCTCCTCGTACAGGGTGCCGTCTCTCTCAATATAAAAACCACCGTCTGAATATCGGCGGTATAGCTTCTCGCCGTCGTAGCGTGTCATGTAGAATTCGCAAATGATCATATTATCTCCTTATGTACAGAACCCAAATAATACATATAAGGACCTTGTGGCCTCGTGAGCATAATTAGATCCATTTGGTTGTAGAGCGTAAAAGTATGTTGTACTACTCCTGCTTCTAAGCCAGGTATAACCAGCTTGTATTTGTGTTGCTGCAATGTATGTTTTCCTAGAGGCGTCATCTGTAAATATACCGGAATAAATGGGACCAGAGTTTTCTATGTTACTAGTAAAACCAACTTCCCTGCGAGACGGAATCCAAATTTTATCAACTGCTATTCTGGTATCTGTGCTACTAAAATAATAAGTTTTGTTCACCGCTTTGATATGATTTCTCACTGCACTATCTATACCAGGTAGAACGTCATCAATCAGGTGTTGACGCATGCCGGACTCCGCCCAACCGCCAGCGGTCGTAAGTGTTGAATTCATGCGGTGATCTTCTCTTGTTCCTTTACTTATCCATGTTATCTTTGCGTTTCCTGTACCGTCTGCAAGTTCATCTGCGTCAAAAGCAGCGATACGCATCAGATGTGGAATACCAAAATAATTAACATATTTTGTATCGCCAATCTTATATTTCGTCGCGTAGCTTCCATCTTCTTCTGCAGCAAAAATCTCATCCCACGTGTCTGTTATTGAACTGTTGTGCTCTTGAGTATAGTTTTCAATAGAGTCGATCACCGATGCATATGTAGACCAATTTGTCGCGGCTTTATATGTATCTACCAAATCATCAGGGACCCAAATCTTGCCATATCCATTAGCAATCGGTGTGCCTGTAAAGGCGTTCGTGCTCGCCAGACTTATCAGCGTACTACTACGCAAGGTCAAATCTGTCATGTTATAAGCGTTCGAAAATGCTTTAGCCGGAATAGATGACAGTTTGGAGAAAAAGTCGATTTCTGCGCACCCATATTCATTATTGATACCTTCTGCGATAGATGTAACTTTCGGAAGTACAAGCTTCGGAACACAAGCATTTTTAAATGCGTATCCTTCGATTTTGGTGCATTCGGGGATTGAGACTTCCGATAGCTTCCTATCTCCCTCAAAGGCGTTTCCTTCGATAGTTTTGCACGCTGGCAAAGACACAGATTGCAGGTTCGTACACCCACACATTCCGTAAGATCCAACGCCTGTTACATTTTGAAACTCAACGCTTTCGATGCCTGTATTCGAGTATAGAGCGTAACTTGCAATCGTACTTACCTCATTTTCTTCTAACTCTGTCAGAGTATTCGAAACCAATCCATCTAGTGTGTCGTGGGGGCCTTGTCTTGTGTTTATGTTGATAGAATCAGACAACAGTTTGCTCACCTCCTTAGTTTATTGTTTCGACTATTATAGAAGGCGAGCCCTTTGAACGGGCTCGCCAACATTTGTTATGTACAGAATCCGAAAACAACGCCATAGGCGGTGTTCGCAGTTCCATACTTCGCTTCCATCGCTCCGCTAGTCGTCACGCTTCTGAAATCTCTTGCAATGTATGCAGAACGTAACGACCATCCTGAAGCTTCACCGGTAGACGACAACCGTTTAATTCTCGCAGTGTCGTTCACAAATAACCCATTGTAAATGACACCATCGTTCTCGTATGATGTTCCGCCGAAAACTTCTCTCCCGGACGGCATCCAGATCGTGTCTGTATATGTCAAAGTGCTTGAAGACGACAAATCGTGATAGGTCTTGTTGACCTCTTTGATGTTGTTGCGCACAACCTCGGGAATCGTTGGCATAACCGTCTCTCTAAGCCAATATCGCATTTCTGTTGACGGCCAACCTGAGAGACCGGTGTTATACTGCTGGGCATCTGTGGCGCTAATACCAGTAGTAGCCGTTGAATTCATGCGGTGCTTTGCAAAAATATTATTCGTGACCCATGTAATCTTCGCAGTGCTTGTTCCATCGCTAGACAGTATGTCCTTGTCAAAAGCCGCAATCTGCATATAAACCGTGCTGCCCGTGCTAAGCAATATGGATTTGGTATCTCCGACTTGATAATCTGTAGCGTAGTTCGGATTTGACAGAATTTCTTCCCAAGAATCCTTTATTGAGGAAAAGTCTGTCACCGGATATGCCTCTATAGGATAGATTTGCCTAGCGAGCGCACTCCAGTTAGTTGTAGACTTATACTCATCGAGCAATTCTTCGTTGACATAGATTGCGCCAAGGCCGGCACTGATTGGAGTATTGTTAAATGCGCTAACGTTCGCAAGCGTACAAATGGAATTGCTGCGAATGACTAGATGGCGAAGCATAGATCCGTTAAAAGCATTGGCTGCAATCGTAACAGAATCATCGCTAATCAATTCAATCATAGACAGGCTTGTACATTTTCCAAACGCGTAAGAACCAATCGAAGTTGCAGCGGTTGTTACTGCCGTAAGCGCAGTCCTATTGTAAAACGCGTAAGAATGTATAGTAGACGCAGTATTGTTTATCCATCTTGGCAATGTGTTAGATAGATAACCAACTACCTCTGAAACAATACTAGTCGGCACAATCGTGAGATCAGGATATTGAGTTTGCGTGTATTCTACCCATTCTTTCGTTAATACGTCATCCACTACCATTGTACCAGATATTATGGCCTTATCAATTTCCAATCCGCGCTCGTCAAGGCCCTTCATAGAATCCAGGACGCCGATAAACGCCTCTGCCTCCTCTGCCGTATCAACATTGATAGAAGCGTTGATAAGACGTACATTGCTGTTTGCAGGCATTGTTTCAAGAATATCTCTATATGGGACATAAACGCCGGCATTTTCGACCCAGAGCGAAGTGATATTCGTGTAGTCATTGTTATCGATAGAAAACGAAGACAAAGAAGGCTGGTTGCGTATAACTAGAGACGTGATGGTGGACGGGAGCTGCAGTGTCTTCAGAATGCCGCCATTTGGCAGTGTCAAAGCCTTAATGCTCGTCCCACCAAAATACACATGCTCGATGTTTGTACAACCGGAAATATCAACAGAGGTCTGCGTATGGCCTTCCAGCGTATTGTCGCCGAGCCCGATGCAGTTGCGCACGTCCAGCGTGCGCAGCAAAGTGTTGTTACCAAGCGTCAGCGCGTACATATTGCTATTGGAATAGTTTTCGTTTGCGTCGCCAAGCTTCAAATTTTGCAGCTTGGTTGCGTTACTCAGCTCGGCCAGACCCACCTTCAGCCCGCTTAGATCGCCGATGGAGGCAAGCTGCGAGGCGGAGTAAATATAGATTTCCGTGTCATTCACGCTGTCCAATGGACATTCAAGCGTGGTCTCCACGTTTCTCTTGCCGCGTTTCTCCACTAGGTAAGAGCCATACTTGACTGCTGGATAAATGTCCGCATATGGCGTAACGGAAATGTTATCCTTGGCATAGCCGCGCAGCGTAATAACATCGGCCTGCGCATCGCCGGCGTTGTATTTGCTGTCGATATACCGGAAGCGGTTGTAGAGCCACCACTTGCGCTGCTCGGCCTTGCTGCCCTGAGCCATGTCCAGATAGTTCTCCGCATTGTCCACAAACGGGTCGATGTATTTGAACCATGCGTCTTCGTTAAAAATAGCCTCTGGCCATTTTCCTTGATGTTCCTCAAACGCTCGTTCGATCCCTTCATAAGATAGCTTCTTCTGGCTACGAAGCGTTTGATACATGGACTTAATGTCATCGTAGAACGCCTGCCGCAAGTTGATCCACAGCACGCTCTGCTGGCCGTTGAAAATATCCGCACCGCCTGCGGTCGTGTCGATGTCTTCCAGAGAGTAGTCAAACACAAGGGCACCTTCGTTGTTGATGCCGATTGCAGTATCAAAGTCGTATGGGAACCAGCACCATTTATCCGAGCCTAAGAAAGATGGAAACGCGTTCTTTGCTCGGGAATCCACCATCAGGAAGAGCTCTGTGAACAAGTAGTAGAAGATTGTGCTATCCTTCTCCATATGATCCCAAACTTCCGTCTTGAACTTGGCAAGGCGGTAAGCCGCGTTATCCACCGTGTGTGTATTCCCGTCCACATCTGTATATGCGGTCGCCAACGCATTCCCGGTCGCCGCCGTCTGATCCGTTGTGACCAGCCAGGCTGCCAATGCAGAAAGATTTCTCGGGTCTTCATTTCCGTCTGGGTAACGTCCCTCAAAGTCATTCAGCCATGCCGTGCCGGTATAATCTGCATCTTTCCAGAGTACACGATTGCCGGTGTTGTTCTTGATTTCCCAAGATTCATCGCCGTCAGCGAACCCGAATACTTCTTCAGTTCCCTTGTCGTTGTTAAAATTGTATTTACCCACGAAAGATACGCTGCTTCCATTGTCCCAGAAAATCACGATAGGGAAGCCATCGATGCCTTGCCGTACTCTTGAGTCCTCCTTCTGTGGAGGCGTCTGATACGGGCATACGTCATTGTAAAGCCGCGCCAGCTCTACGTTGTTTGCACCTTCGGATGAGGCCACGTCGGCTTTGAAGGTAAATGTCTTCGTTGGGATGGAGTCGTTGCGCATGGCGAATTTACTCACCGTTTCCTCTGTGGAGGTCATAGTAAAGCCGCCGTTGAATTTGATCTTATAGTTTTTGCGAGGATAATACTGTGACGATGTGCCTTGAACATCCGCCTGCGCCCCCGTAAAACTGAAAGACTTGCTTCCGTCAACTGGGTCCACATAATAGCCAGAAACCGTTTTCTTGTCTCCTTTGAACTGGGGAAGCTCTGGACATGATAAAACAAGATACGGTAGATCGTTTGGTAGATTGGCGATAGTCACTGAACCGTAAGGGTCATATACAGAATTGCGCTCGTATCTGCTCAACATGGTCGAAATGTTCTGCGTATCTGCGATCCAATTCTCCAGAATCTGACGGCGTGTCAAGTCGTTGTCGTAAATACGAATGTTATATATATCTGTCGTACAGTAACTTGAACCTATGCTGATTTCAACAGGGGAGAGCTGAGCGAAGTTTTCGTTAGCCCCGGCCTGGTACTGTACAACGCCGGACATAATGCCGTTGATATAAACGTATATCAGTCTGTTTTCATTCGTCTTTTCAATCACGAATGAGATGCGTACGTGTTCATTTTCCTTATATTGAGTACTAATGGCAGAAGCCTGAGAGGAGAATGACGCTCGCTGTGCGGTAATGAGCACACCCCTGCCGCCGCTCATACATGAGACAAGCGTCGCGTCATAGTTTCTCACGTCTCGCGTAGCAAACTCGAACTCGAAGGTCTTCCCGGTAGCGCGGAAGTCTGTCTCAAACGGCATGTACGGAATTGTCACCCGCGCATCGCCAGAAACCCTCAGCACCGTGATACCGTCGTCGTCTGTCTGCCAGCCGTCGCTGACATAGTTGAAGTTTGTCAGACTCGCGGAGATGTTATGGTCGGAGTCCTCCCAGATTGAAGGGTCGGTCTCATTGTTCGATCTGCCATAGCTGGAAAGATACAGGGCAAGGTCGTTTGTCACCGCTTCCACATCGATCTCGGATTCAACCACGGTCAGCACAAAGGTGCGCACAGTGGTTCCCGTCGCGATGCTGAGAGAGATCTGTCCCTTAACATCCGTTCGATAGCTCCAGACGTGTTCTGTTCTGTCGATCGTTTGATCCGTGCCGAGCTGCTCGTTGTTCACGTAGAACTTCACGATGGAGTTCAGCCTGTTCGGCGTATATACCGTGTACGGGATGGATAGCGTCTCGTATTGGGAAGCGGTCGTTCCCCGGAACGTGCTCGCGATGATTGGCACAGAGGATTCGCTGTCCACAACGATGAGCTCGTAATACAACTCATTGGACTTCACTTCTTCGCCGTCGATCTCTGCCGTGAAATAGACCAGCAGAGAATGGGCACCATGCGTCATGGCAGGCAGAGAGAAGCTCTGCTGCGCACCGGAGATCGTCACAACTGATGTACCAACAGAGCTCCCGTCTACGATGAAATGAACGGTCTTTTCCACCGCTCCAACAGGTGTGTAAGTATATGTTACCGGCGTCCCTGCATCAAAGGCGCTTTCTGCGGAGAAGTAGCTTGTGATCCGAAGCGCCACCATGTTGATGGTAAAGTTGATCGTTCTGGAGTTATCATACTCGTCCGCGATCTTGAACTTCACCTTGTTCGTACCGGAAGACAGAAACTCCGCAATATCAACAGAGACAGAGCCCTGGTCGATGTTCTTGCTCAGCTTCACAGCGCCGCCCACCGTGATCGTCATGGTGCCGCCGCCTGTTGGAATGTTGTCCACCGTGGATGACCAGTCCAGAGAAAGCACGCAGGACGCGCCCTCGCTGATCGTCTTGGAGAGCCATCCGGTCGTGTTTGTAACGGTGAGCACGGCGTTGTTCCCGCTGCCTCCGCCGCCACCGGCGAATGGTCCGAGACGAAGCTGATCTTCGCCGCGCTTCAGGATCAGGTAGCCCTCTTCCACCCAGGCGTCGTCAAAGCGATTATCAAGCGCGTCGTCCAGTCCGGTGATGGCCTCGATCGGATGCTGATCTGGCAGATCGCGGTTTAATGCAAGGTTATGATCGTTTGATGTATTAGTTGAGCCAACACGCAGGCTTGCGTTCAGTGCCTTTTCTCCGCTAATTTTACCTGATAATGAGCCTCCGGTAATCACGCCTTTTATTTCTGACACTTAAGTTACCTCCCTCTGCGTGATGTTATACCCAACTCTGAACTCGCTGCATTCGATAACATTATAATATTCACTTCCAGACTGCAGCCCGACATCGTAATAATAACACCCAAAGTCTAGGTTCTCTGTATCAGCCGGATTAATTATAAATTGATATACCCCGTCGGAATAACTGTCGGATGACATCTCTTTTGAAAACAAATAAGCAGAATCACCAGGTTGTTTCTTTACACCAAACCTGAGTATTTCGTTATTTTTTAACATATAAATTGAACCGTCTTCGCTAGTAACACGGACGGTCATTGTTTTAGTCGTGCCACGGACAATCATCAATGGCTGTTTCATAGTCGATCACCTCCAATTGAGTAATCATTATTTCCATCGTCCGACCGCTGTCCACTCAATATAGTACGGCTCGGATGCACTTGGAGTGCGTTGATAAAAGTCATACAACTCACAAGCGGCTGTTGTGGCAGACGAGCTGAAGAATCCAACTGGAATTATATGACCGGTTGAATACTTAGCCGATCCAAACACATGGGGGCTGCTTCCGCCAACAAATGAAACCGGGAAGGTAAAATTACATGACATATCCCACATGCCTGTTGTTCCTGTGTTTGTGTTTATAAATGTTCCGCTTGTAATACTGGCACGCCCCCACTCGATCATAGTTCCATCTGGAAACTTACAGTATGTCGCATCACCGGACGTTCCGCTAGCGGGTATAACATCTATCCCGTTAATAAACATCTGTGGAGCGTATACTGGGACGTTAAAATTAAAGTCGTTTTCGCCCCAGTCAAATATAGGCGTACCTTTCTGCACTGTGTACTGTTTTGTCACTGTAGTAAGCGCATCAACGGCTCTTACTTCAAACCAATATGACATATTGTACGGGAAACTATTCCCTAAATCTATAACACCACCAGTCGCATAGTACCCGTTGTGTATGTAATTGCTTGCATCAATTGTAATCCAATTACTAAAGGAAGCCGCGCCATGCTCTATATATCTATATTGCACAGATAGGGTATTGTTTGCGCTGCCGAAGCTTCCGTTAAAGTAGTTCCCGTCAAACGATAACTGAATACTATCAGCTGTCGGTGACGGGCGACCAAGAGTAATATTAAGTGTTAACGGAATATACGCTATAACAGTTGGCGATACGGTTGCTGAAGCTGAATAGCCTCTAGAGTCAGTTGCAGTAAATACGTACTGTGTAGCTTCTGTATTAGAGAAATCTCTGTATGTTGCGGATGTACCTAACGCAACATTGTTAATGCTTTTCGATGAGATGGTTGCGCTATTTTTCGCTGTCGTAGTTATAGTCGCGCGTGCCGTAGATCTGTATTTTATTAATTTGCTACTGTCTCCGGTTAACGCGATTGTCGTAGTATTGATATCCTCAACCGTCCCGCTCACAGATGGTGAACTTGTCTGAGACGAAGCAGTTACGGTAAACGTACAGGTCTTTGGGCTGCCGAGAGTTGAGACCGACGATGCACTAGCATATGTTCTACATGTAATCGTGCACGTCCCTGTTTTTGAGTTCGGTATCTTTGCGTAAAAAGAAGTCGGGACCGTAAACGGGACGCTTGTGTTGGTATATTTAACCTCTGTTGTACTTGTGCTACCAGTCGCAGTAATATATCCTGTAACGGGGCTCGAAGAACCAAAAGAATATTGTAGCGAATGATAGTATGATGATGAATGCTTTGTAACTGTAATCGTAGAAACACTTCCGATGTTTGCGTCAGTCGCAGCAACATCAGACGCAAGTGGTTGCGCCGTAGAAGCGACGCTAACGTTCCCGTCAACATTTTTAGTGCCTCCAGAATTAAACGACGCACCATTAACAGTATGTGTTAATAGCTGATAATTCGACGCAGCCGCAAAGGATATCGTTAACACATCGCCGCCGTATATCTTCGTTCCATTAGGAATTGCTCCGGTCCCAGAATTATGTGCTGCTGTCGTTCTGTTTACAGTAATAGTACTTCCTGTGCCGGCGTTTACCGAGAGTGTATAAATAGTTTCGACGTTTTGACTACCCTTAATGAAAGCGCTATGCCCCGTATTATAAAACGAAAGACCATATCCATCGTTCCCGCCGATAGAAATAGTTACTGTAACGCCGGAAGACGAGCTACCAGGAATATCAACATAACCTGTTGCCGTTTTTGTCCTGTCAGAATCTAGCACTATATTTCTGTTGCTACTTGTGTTAATAAAATAGTTGCCAGATGCAGCATCAAAATTAAAGACGACCATCCCGTTAATTGAAACAGTTCCTCGCGGCCAACCAAAAACGTCACCTTCTGAAACTCTCATTGAATCTATCGTAATTCTGTGCTTATTTGTAGACGCATAGTATGTCTCAGACCAGTTGACTTCAAACGTTAAAGCCGGCGTGCCACTATAAGAATTAATTATATATTTACCAGATGATGCCATTAAATCACCACCGCGTATTCTAGATTGGTGTTATCGCTCCAATCTCGTTTCGTTATTGTTATCATTTTATCCCCCTATATAGAAGCATCCGGTGCGATTAGCGTCTGTCCCGTTTGAATAATCTTCAAAACGAGAATTGCTGCCGATAATAAGATATTTGCGCACAGCAATGTTTAAGGCGTTAACGCCGTCTTTGTCAGCAATCAAAATGTTTTCTGGGTCGTCGCCGGTATATCGTCTGACATGCATACCGGTATTGTCCAGATGGTTCTCCATCTCTTCGTCGCTTTTACGGATCGTAAGACCGTCTGCGTTAAACGTGTAGCCGGTGCTTGTCGTAACAGAATCTTGCGGAGTGTCCTCAGCATTTTCAAGTTCCGTGACCCTAACAAAGAGACCTCGGTTGTCGGAGATTATATTTGTTACCGAGTTTTGCAGTTCATTATACCCAGCACGAAGACTTGATAGTGAAATGCTATCATCGCCGACCCCACCAACAGAAATGTTGATGGATGAGCCATTGAGTACGACATACCCGTCGCTGTCGATATACATTATCGGCTCAAAAGCTTCTTCGCCAGCATCAACGACTCTTCTCCGAATTGTAAATAAGTCTGCGGTGGAGCTTGGCTCGGTTGTGATTACGAGGCCACCCTCGCCGATCTCAACCGTATTGTCTGCATTATAGATTCCAACGTTTTGAGAGAGTATAAGGTTGCCGACCAATTTATCCGCAATAACGCCATAATCTAGCTTATATGTACTTGTAATCGGGTCCCAATAAATAAATTCACCAATGCCAGCTTTTGATGTTCTCCAATTATCATCAGTTACATATAAGCCATTGTTGATAATTTTAAGCTGCTTATCATCATAATCACCGCTAAGATCATCAAGCCGTCTGCAAAGTAGCCCGTTTTCATCGAAACACACATCTTGATTATCCGAGTTGTTTACAATCTTTAGCGTTGTAAGCGACAAACCTCTGTTTACCCATTCGTTCAGCAAGGAATTTGATTTTTTTCCTTTGTCGGCTTGCTTGACAACACCACCATACGATGTAGCCATGCTTTGGATTTTCTCCATAAGACTCGAATGGTCATTAACAGCGCAAACATCAGAATACTCGACAGTTATATTTTCTGGATCTTCATAATCGATCTCGTACTCGATAAGTCGCAATCTATAAACAACTCCGTCCACCGGCATCCTTATCCAGTTTCCACACTCAAAATAATCAACGATCGACGAAAACTCTTGCATCATCAACAGATTCTTTAGTGATGACTTTATGCTATGCTGAAGTGTCGCAGATTTGATTATTTCCTCTTTTGCAGAAGCTATGAACTGATTGGCGTTGGATATCAATTCTGAATTATTTAATCCATCAGAAATATAGTTATCGTTTTTGTAAGTATCTTCTCGTTTATACGAAACAAGTTCAGTCCACAACTCTTCCCCAATGTAATCCTGAAAATTTAACTCAGCCTGAACATACGCGCGTTTTTCTTCGATAAAACCTTGCACGCCATTCTCAACCAAATCTATTTCGCTTTCTCGCGTGCTTATTTCTCCCATGATAGCGCCGAGTTTTTCATAATATGGGATATATATATTGTTATAAACGTCACGATCAGCTTGACTCTTAATATCAGAAGTATTAGGAATGCCTTGCTGGATCATGATGTTTAAAACCGCTTGGCATGAATCATAGAACAACCTTAAATAAGAAAGGCTATACTTTCTAAGTTCAACCTGAAATTCCGAATAGTTTTTATTAAATATCGAGACAATATCAAATCCATTATCGCTTTTGTCAAACAGCGCGTTCTTTATCTTTTGATTAACAAACGACTCGTAGTCATCATCAAACGTAAAGACAGCCGAACATGTAGCTGAGTCCGAATCGTCTAAACGATTTTTTACAGTTATCTCTCCGCTCCACGCTTTTGTTTCTTGATCGAAGTTTGACGAAGAAATATTAGCCGAATATCTATAATCTATATAAAGTTTTATATAATTAAGCACGCTGCTGTTTGCAGAATAGGACGATAGTTTCCCAATATCACTAACAGAAATAGTCGATGGCGAAATACTTGAGATGGCATCAGCCTGCTCTTGCGCATTTGTATCAGAATGCACAATTTCAGGCATTAAAGCACTGGAAAGAAAGTTTTTGAAGTCAATGACATCATAATAAGCACTTGTTAATCCAGAGAAGCCAATAATTGATAACGGGAGCTGCTGTAAATTCAAATTATATTGCTTATACTTTTGAATGAGATTATTATATTGAGCATTAACCTCGCTATCCATTTCAAAACCGCAAGTGTTATTATAATAATCATACAAAGCATCATAACTTGTCAGTCTGTCTCTCAAAGCATCGGACATGTCATCCTTTAGATCATCTGATAAATACCAGAGATAATCGCTTCCATTCGGATTACAACTGCGTATCGTTGCAGTCATTAGGTCATCGCCGGCCTCCAGACGGAAACAATTCTTTACAGAATCGACATTAGTGGAATAGTTAATTTCCTTTGCAAGATTCTCTTTCGAAATGAATATATGCGTGTCTGATCCATATCCTGGACGGATATTTGTTGAACCGCAGCGCTCGCACGCGCCATCAATCTTCCCGCGATTCGAGCAATCAAGGCAGCAGTCTTCTAAGTCATATACCCTGATCGATCTACTAATCGCCCCTTGGCTTGTCGCCCTGCATCGAACATCAATATGCAAATCTATCTCAGTGGCAACTTCTTGCAGCGCATCATAGATCGTTTTATTATCAAAACTAAAACTCCTTTGAATATCTTTGATACCAACATCAACATGATCTACATGATAATGCGGCGCCTTTTCGATCAATCGATCCAGTAAAGAAACTGATTTGTTAGACTCGTTATATAAAACTGTTGGGCTATAATCATCCCGTAAAATATCATCTTCGGTATTTATTTCTATGTCATACAGATTTGTTTGCCCAAGCTCTGCTTCACCAAGAGAAATAGCATGTATATTTTTTGTGACCGCATCGCCATCATCTATATCAACGTGAATTTCATACCAAGTGTCATATTCTCTGCAATATAGTAATTTGAAATCACGAATCTGATCCCAATAATCGGAACATTCGTCCTTGTAGACAAGAAAAAATATTTCCGATGTCCCCATCATCGAGTCTCTGAATTTCGTTTCATTTGGTTTTATGGCACATATTTTTCGCCCATTGCGATGAGCTAAAATAAATTGCGGCGGTTCTGGAATACCGTTATTAAATTTTATCTTTATAGCCATGTTATTGACCTCAACTTAAATAGAACACTTGATAACAGGCGAATACTTTATTTCAATTTCACATCTCAAAGAAGAATATATTTGATTGTCCCGATCAGAAATCGTATTGCCCAACTTAAAAAAATCATAATTAAAGTCATTCGCTATATCGTGGCCAGAGTTACTACTGGATATAATTAAATTATCACCAGACATGGTTATGACCTCGTTTGCTTCGCAGTTGTAAACTACAGTACGAGAACCAACCAATTCGTTTCTTAGCGTAAGTGTTCCTGCTTCCAGGCACTTTATTTTTATGTATGGGTAACAATAACCAAGCTCGTCCGAAAAGTCTCGAATCACCAGCGGTTCGGATGTGTCTGATACCACTAGATTAAACACTTGTTCCTCTGCGTACCCATATGGAGCGTCGGTTTCCACCGTCAGTTGTAACCCAACAACATCAGCGCCGACACAAACTTTTTCTATATTGAAACTAGCATGAAAAATTCTCGCGTCTCTTTCATCCCAATAGTGGAATATCAAGTTGCAAAATTCTCTTCTATTTAACCAGCGCATAATTGTTCTGATTAAATCGTCAGATAAATAAATATCCTGACCGGAGAACAGGTCGGGATTTTTACATATTCCAAAAGTCGTCGTCAGGCATTCGTCATATTTAGATGAGTGTAAACTCCAATGCCTTCCATAATTTGCGGAAGTCTTTGTGAAATCAATCTTTGATCCGGCACTCGCTGTAACAAAACCATCACTATAATCAAAATCACAGATGATCAGACCGAAATCGCTCAAATACAAACCATCATATTCAAAATCTAATGCGTTCACCTGACCGCCTCCTTCTTATCACCTCTTTGCAATCATCTTCGCAAACTTTTTCTCATACAATCTCATCTCAAACATAGCTCTATCAATTAACGTCTGATACTTATTTCTGATTTCGTTTGCTTCAAGTATTGCAGATCCGTATTCTTGTTCAATAGCAGACAATCTACAGATTGCCTCGTCGCATTCTTTCGATATATTTTCAATCTGCTTTTTTAACAGATTATTTTCTTTGGACAAAGAAGCGTTTTCGGATGTCAACTCAGCAATTGTTTCGGTTAGCCGTTCAATCTTTTGCCTTTGAATCCGCGCCATTCTTTCATCAATCATTTCTCCATCCCCAAATAAAGATAGGGGAGGGCAGATTATATCTGCCCTCCTGAACTTAATTTCTAACGTTTACCTTGTACTTACCCATAGAATTTCCACCGAACATGGCATCTTCTGCAATGGCTTTGATAATTCTTTCTGCGTTCTTGTCTCTTTGCAATTGAGCAATGAAATCGTTATAGTCGCTTACGCGCTCAATTGAAATATTGACTTCGACGTTATCGATTCCACCAGATAACGCCCGCTGATTGATACCGCTGTTAACACGTCCAAACATCCGGGACATGTCTCTTAACGCAGAAAGCGTTGGTGTAGTGCTAATACCTGCCCAATCAACTCCGCGCACAGAGTTGATAGCAGCCAGCAAGTTTTCAGTATCGGACGAATCCAATACCAGTTCGGGCTTGCTCGGAGTGCCGTCAACCTTTGCAATACCGGTATAATCAATGAGACCACCGGTTTTATACTGCTTCACAGACATGCCGCTCGCAGCGACCATCGCCTGCACATTCGCAAGTATTGCGCTGATCACCTGCCCGATAGACGTAAGCTTCGTATCAATACTGCCACCGTACTTAGAAACGATGGAGAACGTGCCGCTACTTCCATCCCAGACTGAACGCATCTCATCCGTTGGTGTGTACCCAACGCCTGCGCTTATTCTTTCTATGGTTTGGCAAATAACATCGGAACTTGCGTTTGTGGCACCAATTAAATCATCGATCAAAGCATCGATGTCATCGAGTCGGCTATTAACAGTTTCCTCATAGTCAGAATACAAATCCTCCATCAGTTTCTTTTGTTCGCTAATATAGTGTTCGTATTCCGTTTCCTGCAAAGACTCTTCGGCTTCTTTTAACTGTTTCTGGAGCTTTTGTACTCTGGATCTGTTTTCCTCAGAAGAATCATTCGTATAGGCGGCGAGCTGCTTCTGAATATCTGCAATAGTAGAAGTCTGCTTAGAAACCTTTTTCTGATAATCGTAGAGATCTTTTGCGCTATCCAACGATTTGGTATATGCGTCAATCAAATCGCGCATCGCTTCGACCTGTTTCTGAATTCCTTGCTTCGCAAGATCAGCCGCAGCTCTTTTCTCGTTGTTCGCCTCGGTGATCGACTGTTGCTGTAAGTCCAATAATTGCTCTCTACGAGCTATCAAATCCTTGTTCCACGGATCTTTTTGAAGTTCGCCCTCAATTCGCTTGAGCTCTTCGGCGTACTGATCAGCCTGAGCCATATAAGTATTATAATTCTGAAGGCGGAGACCAACTGACGTAATACCTTCATTGGTGAACGAGCCGTCGTCATTGAACAATTTGGAATCTTCCAACAAACCAATAAGAAATTCAGACTCTTCGGTCAACCTGGAAATACGGCCAATAGCGTAATCGAAGTTTTCCCAGTTGATTTCTCTGATGGTTTTTGCGAATTCGATGAGTTGTAATTCCGATTCGCTTATTGCTTCTTTTACGCCATCTATCTCGGAGCGCATCTCGTACCAAGATTTAGAACCTTCTTCGATCTCGCCTGATTTCATCGCCTGTTCAAAATACTTTTGTAGCTCCGCCAGTTCAGATTTCAGCATAGAAAGATTCTTTGATTCTATATTTGCCAAAGATGAGTAAGCCTTTGCAGATCTCAAGTAGCCAGAAGCTTCAAGCTTATCCATTTCTGTATTAAGCATGTTTGCTTCGTGCCCAATTTGCGAAATCTTGTTCTCGAAATCTTCTTGTACGGCATCGAAATTTTCGCGATACAAATCACCTAGGCTTTCATGAAGATCATCAACCGCACTCGCGCAATCCAAAGATTTCTCATACCACTGCTTATATTCGTTTATGAGCTTTGCGGTTTCCTCGTCGTACTCCGAGATGTCAACGGTTCCTTCTCGGACAAGTTTCGCCAAATCGTCGCTCAAGCCAACGGACTCGGCTTCTTTCATATATCTTTCCGCTGCTTTTTGCTGAAGTTCGATTTCTTTGGTTATCTCAGATATTGCGCTCTTGGAAGCTGATAGTCTCTTGCCAAGGCTCTTGAAAGTGCTATCTATCGTCTTTCTGAATTTGCTGATAGTACTTTCGATCCGATCAATGGCTACTTCAATCCAGTCGATTTTTTGCTTCTTGCCGGAGTCAGAAGAAGTGTTGCCAGGACCATCACCAGAACTATTGTCGTCAGGTTTATCTAAAGTTGTTTGATATGTGGGAATGACCTGCCTCACGGTTTCGCCATTTCCATCCAACGTAACCATTGCAACTTTCTCGGTAGATCTGTTTGTAATTGTTCCAAACCCAAAACGAGCAGAACCAAACTTCTTAGCCTTATGCCCATTCCGTTTAGCATCTGCTGTTACATCGGCAGGAAGAACAATGTCGCCACGATTCAAGTTTATAAGTGCTGGTTTGCCATCATTAAACTCTTTCGCTACGCCGTCTTGGATTACAATCTCTGGGCCAAGCTCGTTGACAAAAGCCTTTCCTTTTGGGGCATTATTTGTACCACTAGCAAAACCACCTATGCCACCCAAGCCAGCCAATGCACCGGTCATTACCGTTGAAACACTCACGCTTGCGCTAACATTTCTTCCTTCAATTCCATCAAGTAAGGATTTTACTCGCTCAAGCGTCCCGCTTGCATTGTCAACAACATCAACAGTCGGAGTTTCCTCTTTATTCCCGAGGTCTTCTAATCCCTGAGTTGCTTCGTTGATCATTTGACCAAGGTTTTCTATGCCGGAAGTATCGATCATGCCAGCGGATTCAAGGCTCTTCAGAGCCCCTTGTATATCCCAATAATCAAGCCCATCACCGGCAAGTGACTCGATGATCTGCGGGATTTTCTCGGAATTTTTCTTTACTTCGCCCGGGATAAGATCAAGCTTATCCACTAGTTCTCCCATGTCCTCGCCGCTCATCATGGCCTGAACGCCAAGAACATCCAATGCGTCGAGCAAAGCGATAACAGATGCCTCACTCATTTTTGTAGCTTCCGCAAGAGCGGAGACTGACTTATACGCAAACTGGACATTACCAGCCGCGTCAGCCGTAACCTTAACCGCATCTCCAAGTTCAGAAGCGTGCTCCTGCAAGTAGCTTACAAAATTAGTCGCATAATCATCAGATGCGAAAACGGCTTCCCAAATACCAGAAGAAAGCAGTTCGCCAACTTTATCAAGCCCGTAATTGTTCTGCGCCAAGAAATCGCGGTTAAAGAATAAGTCTGCTGCGGCTCGCATCTCATAGGTATCGGTTTTGCCAGCCTTATAGGATTCAACGGCAGACTGATAAGCTTTCGCCATTTCTGCCGCAGCGTCACCCTTTTCACCGCCTTCAAGCGCCTTCTTATAGTCTTCGAGAGCCTTTGATGTTACAGTTAATTCATCGCGGAAAGAAACGAGATCATTTATCTGTGCCGACGTTGATTGTTCAGTAGCATTCGCCATGTCGCGTGACATGCGCTCAAAATAGATCGCCGCATCCTCTGCGGAATAACCCATTTCAGTAAGACACTGAGCCAATCTGCGGCTTTGATCTTCTGTAAGCTTACCGTCTTTTAGAAAAGTGTTGACAACATCATCTGCGTCGTCGCCGATTTGTTTGAGACCCTTCTTAAAATTATCGAACGTCTTTTCAGAATCTTTAATACCAAGAGTCGCCGCAATAGTGCCCAGCAAAGAATCTACCTTCGCGATAGAATCTGTATCTGTTAAATCCCCTCGAATACCAACAAGAAAGTCCTGGAATGTGGCGAGTATTTCGCGCTGCTTGTTTAGGTCTTTCTCCGCGTCAGCAATGCCATCACGCAATCCGTCGAGTGTTTTCTCGTCGGCCTTGTCGAGTTCCGCATCGGAGAGAGCTTTGTTGGCAGCGTCAAGCCTTTTACTGGCCGCAGTATAATCGTCTATCGCGTTGAGGAGTCCACCGAGGCCGGAGCTATTGCGTTCGAGCTCGCCAATGCCATCTAAACGCTCTTGCCATGCGTTATCTGTAAAAGACTTGAGCGCTTTTGCGGCATCACTGTTTGCTTTTTCTGTTACCTTGTCCTGCTTGTATTCGGCAATCTCTTTCAGTAATTCGAGTTGTCGTTCATACTGTTCGTTCTGGCTCGTTAGATTATCAAGCTCGGCCTGCTCTGTGCTACTAAGACCGCCAGACTCCTTGAGTGCGTTCAGTTCGTCGATGCGCTTCTGAGTTTCATCGACCTTGGACTGCATCTCATCAAACTCTTGCTTTGCCGCATCGGCGTCCTTTTGAAGCATTTCAAGAGTCGGGTGAGCCTCTCTGTAGGCTTTGATGCCGATGGCGACAGCGCCAATAGCAGCACCGATGCCGATGATCCAGGGAAGAGCAGCTTGGAGTGATGCAATCAATGGCACGAATGATTGTGCAGTTTCGGAAAGACCAAATGCAGATGCATTTAACTTTAAAAGGTCTGCATTTAAACCAGGCAACCAATTTCGAATCTTCCAAACAAAAGAAAGTGCCGACCCGAGATCTTTAAGTCGCATTCATAAATTTGAATTGACATTTTTCTTTATATTTGATAGCATTCATTTAGAACAATATACTATTGTGAGGTGATCGTATGCCTGGTGATAATAAACCGATCGAGGCGCTTGGAGAAATGGATATTATATGTCCAAAGTGTGGATACGAAAAATCCAATCTCTTTTTAATGCACTTGCCTTATGGCGATGCTAAGGCCGGTGTTTGTAAAAAATGCAAAACTACTACTTATGAAGAAAATCTTGAACCAGCCAGGATACAAATGCAAATGCAGGAACAGCAAAAGTCCATCGTCACTTGCCCCTTCTGCCAATCTACCAACTGCAAGAAGATCAGTGGTGCTTCTAAGATCGGCAAGGTGGCGTTGTTTGGTGTATTTGCTGCTGGAAGCGTGAGTAAGACTTGGCATTGTAACAACTGCGGAAGTAATTTCGGATAATTATTAATCTATCATTTTCCATAAAAATCCTTTATTATTAAATAAAGGAGGATGAAGAAAATGACTGTATTGCTCAAACATGTAAAGCCAATAACTTACAGCGTGGATCATGAAGCTTATCGAATCCCCATGAAGATTACATCCGTGCGGGAATACGCGGAATGTACGCACCTGCAGTCTTTCCCTCTATGCCCAAGATGTCTTCAGCCAATTGAACGAGAGCACCAGTCATTTTGCAATCATTGCGGGCAAGCATTGGATTGGAGCGGATTTTCTTAAGCCGTTGAATCACACAAGCGGCAGGATAACCACTAATATGCGAAGAGGCTGTTCACACAGCCTCTTTTTAATTGACATTTTATGCCTGCTCAGTTAAAATACTTTTGCACATGTTCTCGGAAGAAGACTTGGGATAGGATTGACAACGGGTCCGATTCTTGGGCGACGCTTCATCCGGGAGGTGGAAATATGATCGAAAAGGTGTCTTATGATGTCTTGGTAGGTCTGTTCATTGGTGTAGCTTTGCTCATCATTGAGCACCTCGTTTGGGGATAACTCCAATGTGTAGAGGCTGTTCGCTCAGCCTCTTTTTTTTATTTTTTCACAAAAAGTATTGACAAAGTTTGTAGCAACATATATACTATGTTTGTAGCAACAAGGGAGGTGGTTCAAATTGCTATAAAGAAAGGTACTAAGTTGACAGAGCGTCCAAAAGACTTCATGCTGCGCGTTAGATTTGATAAAGAGTCTTTAGACCATCTTGACTATCTCTGCGAGAAACACAAGACGGATAGATCTAAGGTGGTTCGCGATGCAATAGAACAACAGTACCAAATAGAAAAGCCCCACGATGTGAACTGATTAGCGTCCGCGCACATCATGAGGCTCCCGACCGAAGGAGATCGGTCTGTAAATCTATCCTACTACAAATCGGTCTCCTTGTCAAACACCAATGATTTGGAAGGAGATTTTATGGGAGACACAAAAGAATATACGTTTACCAGAAATGCAGATGGGACCATCATTATCAATGAGAAATGGCCGCCGGTAGACATCGCGCCTGCGACTTCTCTGAGCCGTGCCGCCTTGTTTGCTCTGAATTGGGCAACAGGAGGCTGTGCTGGGCAGCTCGACACAGAAGACATTTTCTCGTTTCTTGATCATGCTATTCATGGATCTTATCGCGGAGTGCCTGATGGATTTGTAAACTCGCCAGACCTCAATACGGTGCTTATGGTGTTTGAGCAGAACCCATCGGAAGAGGAGCTGCGAAACAAAGCGGATCAAGTTTTCGCATTCATTGATACATATAGGCAAGCCATCCTTAACAATCAGACATCTATCGAAATCCTTGTGAACGGGGAGGTGCTGGTATGAACAATTCCATCCAGACTTTTGCCAACGAAGAATTCGGTAGTATTCGCACCATCATGATAGATAATGAGCCATGGTTCGTCGCGAAAGACGTAGCAGAAGCCCTTGGTTATGAGAAAACCAGAAATGCCGTCCAAGTTCATGTCGATCCTGCCGATAAGAATACCGCCCTGATTCAGGGCGGAAATACCAGGGGCAATCCAAACAAGGTCATCATCAACGAATCCGGCCTCTATAGTCTCATCCTCTCCAGCAAACTCCCGTCTGCCCGCAAGTTCCAACGTTGGGTGACTTCTGAAGTCTTGCCGACGATCCGCAAGACCGGAGCGTACATGACACCGGAAACACTCAAAGAGTCTCTGCGCGATCCTGAATACCTGCGCGGTGTTCTCTCGCTTCTGGACGAGCAGTACGAGAAGAACAAGAAACTGTCTACCGATCTCGCTGTCGCCAACGAGAGAAACAAAAGTCTCGCCACGGCGAATAAAGTGCTGACAGGGGAGATTTGCGAATGGGACTGGCGAGCCTGTATCAATAGTCTGGTTAGAGCATATGGCAGCTATCGTCTCGGTGGCAACTTCGTCATGGCCTGGAATACTTATTACAAGTATTTCAACAATAAACTCGGTACCAATATCAGGAATCGGAAGCCTTGTGGCAAGAGAATCCTGGATAGGGTAGAGCAGACCGAGTGGAAAGACGCCGTAAGAATCGCTGCGGGATTGTGCGAACAGGCTGATATTGATGTTGGGAATGTCCTGAATAATATTAATCTCAACATCTACATTGACGCGACCGCATAAGACATGGCACTGCAATAACTGCGGAAGTAATTTCGGGTAAAATACAAAAGACCCAGCTCAAAACGAGCTGGGTCTTGACATTATTTGTCGCCATCGTGTATAATTTTTCCAACGTGGAAGCCACCGCTCATGCAAGAGTTCTTTGCCATTCTTTGCTCGGCGGAAGGCGGTTAAAAGGACGGTGCCCAGAGGGTTCGCGAAAGCGACCGGAATGGTTGGCATACTACAGCCCTCCGGGATTCTCGGAAGGAGGACTGATAGGCGGATATCACTTTGGCGGCACTTGTCGTCGCATTCGGTGTTATCGCCAACGTCTGCGGGATTATCGGTTTTGTTGTCGATATCGCTGACAGGTGGAAAGCGAAACACATAGAGAAGCGAGCCGTCTGTTCGCAGCAGACAGCTCACTGAGTTTTTGGGCTTTTAGCCCGATCCAGTTGTAGTTTGAAGTTGTGGGCACCGTCTGGTTTCCACGCTTTTTATTTTACTACAATTATATGTTTTGTCAACGAATTTTATAAAAACTTTATAACTTTTTATAAGTTTTCTTGCACATTCGGACATGCATTAACAGCGAATGAAATATGGTTTTCATCCGCTGTGAGAGATTCTGCCCTGCGAACATCTCCGCCATAAGATCCTTTATCCCGGCATCGGTTGCCCGATTGCTTCCACCGGATTATATGGATCGACAGGGGAGTCCCTGCTGACGGGTTAGCTGCGCGTTGCCCATTGTCGTGTCCGGTAGGCGTTATTGTTTAGACTTGGACATCCCACTCCCGCGTGCCACGGTTTGACTTATTTGCCTCGTCGGCTGCCATATAGGCGTAGTGAGCGTTAGGGGTTCGCGCAATTTACTCTCTTTTTATTTTAGAACCTTCATCCTATGGACTTGTTCACGCAACCATTACTGCGCGTTCTTGCCCATAGTAGGCCAGCTTAAAGATCTCGGAATTAAGCGTGCCCTCAAGGGGCCGACCGAAGTTCTGTATTAGTGCGGCGATCCCTGCAATACCACCAGCGGCAAGAAGCGTGCCGCCAGGGCCAAGGAAGCCCGTGATTTTTTCTAAGACATCTGCAAAAGCGGTTAAACCGTCAATTGCGTTACCGATGCCTTCGCGTGGGAAGAGGTTTTGCCAGATCCCGACGCCAGTTTCTTTCAGCGCGTTGAGCTTGTATTCGAGAGAGTCCATGATGATGGACATCTCTTTATCTGCGTTGCCTGCGCTGGTTTCCATCTTTGCCATTGCATCTTCAGCGGCGCTGAAGTTGGACAAGATGGCCATACCAATCTGGGCGCGGTTCTTACCAAATAGTTTCTCAAGCAGGCCAGCCTGTTCCTTGTCGGTAAGTTCGTCCCAGATTTCAGAAATGCGTTTCAGGATTTCGTAGGTGGATTTATAAGTGGTTGGGTTCTCCATTATGGAGACCTTGCCATGAGTGAGTTCGGAGATGTCGTTCTTGACGTTGCCAAGGGTCTCGTCAAATTCGCCTGTCTCCTCATCCAACATTCTGTTGCTTTTGTGACCATGATCACATGGCGGGCAGTCGTTTCTGGCTACCTCTCGCGTTTCATATTTACTGGATTATAGCGCGAGTTCGGACTGTATATTACTCTCGCCTTTAGGCAGGGAGAACGAACTTCAGCACATCTGTTACCAAATGCACCCCGCAGTCTCTGAGGATTCTACTGTTTTGCATATAAAAAATACTCCTGTATAACAGGAGCTAAAATCTCATCTATTTTATCAAAATCATAATACGGGATTCGTATTAGTTTAATATTGTTTGACTTACAATAATCGGTCTTAATAGCGTCTTTTATCTTATTCTTTTCAAACTGTTGCTCTGCCCACTCTTTCCCTTTGCCAGCAAAATCTACCGGGAAGAAGTGCTGTTGCCCATCGAATTCAATAATCGTATTGGATAATGGAATAAAGAAATCAAACTTGAGCGGTTGCTGATAGACGCATCCATCAAATGTCTTCTGCGGTTTATACTGTATTTTATTCTTTTTCAAAACCACAGCTATGCGATCCTCGCCCTTGCTAAACACGCACGACGGGCATCCGGAGCCTTGGTATAAGCTTGCTGGAGTTGTAAACCAAGTGTCTCCACACTTTGCACACCTACACTCAATCTTTGATTCCCAGCCAGAGTATTCCCCAATTATCTGAGTAAATGGGGAACGATCTTTTATTTGTAGAGCGAAATCCTCGGTAGTTTTATTTTTACCAGCACAGTATGAGCACCCATAGGCGCAGTTCTTAAAATGGTCCCAAGCCATAGATTGCTCACCTTTTCCTCTGTGTTCAGGACAGATGAATTTTACGATAGAGCCAGTCCTATCATGGCGCAAATATCTTCCAACATATTCAAGACCGAGACTGTTACATCGATCAATTACGGTGTCTTCATCAACCATTTTCACCGATTTCTCCATCGTGCAATAATGGCAATGCCTACCAGCATTGACAACATTGTTAAGCGTTCTTTGCTGAACACCGTACTCTGCATGCAAATCGCAAATGAAATCTAATTTATCATGCATACCAGAATATGTTTCGCTCACCAGATGAAAATGTGGAAAATTGATATTTAAGTACGTTTTGATGTTTTCAACAGCATATGGATTCCGTTCAATCCAGCTCGGCTTTCTACCAGATAAATACCTGCTTTTGCAAATATTATATCTATACCAATCTGCATCATGTGCCGGTATTTTCGTAGACGATATGTATTGTTCAATCGTATAACCATCTTTTTCGAGCAGAGCAAGGAATTCATCTTTTGTCAATCCTTGCACCTCATCATTATCATTTATGCAAAACAGTAATCTTTCCTAAGTCTCTGGATTCCAGTATCCATTTGACTTATATAGTTCGTTATCTATGCAATTTGTTGAGCGCAGCATAGTCTATGTATTTCTACATAGTTGGGCATGGATTTCCTACCCCTAATGCGCATCGAAATCGTTCTTAATCCGTTGCCAACTCTGCTGGCATCCTGCGTTATTTCTGTGCCAGCCGTAATTAACGCAAGTGTTTGTTCAAACGAGTTGTTTGCCGCAGACATGGACGCCGAAGAAACTTGAAGTGCGTCGGCGAGATCTTTGTTCGACAGAGCAAAACTATTACCTAAGATGTTAATCTTAGACATAACTCCGTCAAGAACTTCATCGGTTGTAATGCCGAACGCCTTCATCGTCGAGACGAGAGATTCTTGTGCCGTCTCAGTTGACATACCCGGCGAGATCATTGCAAACTGCGAGCTCAGTCTCGCCATTAATGTTGCATCATGCTTCGAACCGTATCCAAGCCTAGACCACGCGGCGGCTTGAGATATGATCTCTTTAGTGCTTACACCGAGCGCCTTAGCCTCTTTATTCGCATCACGATAAAAACTAACCAGATCCCCGTCCGACATCGTGGTCGTCTTGCGAAGGTCAACCAAAGCAGTATCAAGTTCAATAACTGTATTAACACCGCTCTCTACTGCCCTTACAATTTTGCTGAGCACCTGATATGCACTACCGAGCCCAACAGCCTGCAAAACCGTGTTTTTCAGAGATGCGGCAAAAGAGTTTACCGTCAGCCCTGCCGCTTTTGCCTCTGACTGAATCTTCGCAAACTCAAGCGCAAGTTGTCGATACCTATCTGTTGGCACATCACCAGCCTTGAGCTCTTTTTGCATCTGTTTCAGAACCGTACCAAACCTGTCTGCCGCTTTCGAGTTGTTATTCATCCAAGTCTGGATCTTATTAGAAAGCGTGACAGAGCGGATTTGTGTTAGTTCATTTTTATATTCACTTGTGCTTTTTGCGGCTTCCCTTGCGCCTTTCGCAATACCTTCAAATGGATTGCCTTTTGAAGATCTGTTACTATACGCAGACTCTATCTGTTTGATTATTCGTGCTACATCAGCATCAACAGTAGAGTCATCAAGCCTTACTTTGATTAGTGCTTCCCAATTACCACCAGGCATTTATCTCCCTCCTCTCAAAGATTCGGTCAATAAAAAATTCGCCATCCAAGGCGAACAAATAAAACTATTCATTTTACAGATCCTCCAATGAGGTCTGCTTAACAGACTTGATGCCGTCCGCTCCAAAATACTTTTCTAACTGGGAATCATTTGAGCGGTCATCATAAAGTCTAAGCATTTCTGCGCTAGACCAGCCAGAGATCATTTGGACAACAGCCTCTGGGAGATTAGCTTCGAGCATAGATGTCGTCCAGAAATGCCGAACGCTGTGGAAATAAAATGGCTTGTTGAGCATTCGCGAGAAAGTTTCTGCAAGCGAGTTCATCATTGGAACACCTATATGCTCATTTGAATCCCTCGAATCAGGGAATAGCCACTCGCTTTCAATACCAAGTCTTTCTCTTTCCTGCATCCACATATCGAAGTATGGCTTAAATGGTTTCGCAAGCACATAGACATCGAGAAGTTTGCCTCTCTGTCCGCGCCCTTTTGTCACCATCTTTTCTGGCGTCTTATATAACGCTCCTCCGCAAATCAAGTTTTTATCATCAAAGTAAGAAACCTTGAATCGAGTCAGTTCTACTTTGCGTTTGCCGCTATACATCGCCAAGGCCAATACGCACGCCTTCATATATTGTTTTTCCTCGACAAGATGATCAAGCAACGATTTCAGTTCTTCGTCTTTGAAGACTGTTTTAATGCGGACTTCTTCATTAACCGGAGACTCAATCTTATTCCAAATTGCTCTATAATCTGGGAACTCGTCATCAAGCATATTCTCGATATAGTTTTCGAGTGACCGCGCCGTAGCCTTCACAGTACGCATTCTTCGAGGAGACCATCCCCATACATTCAAAGCGTAGTTCTGAAACTTCGTGATCTCGCGTTTCGTGAAATCCACAAACGCCTTATTCTTGTTGAACTCTAAGCTCCAGCACCAGATGATATGTAAATTGCTTGTATATTGCCGGATCGTATTCTTCGCCTTATCCGTTGCTTCCAGATATTCAAGGAAGTCTTTCTCAAGTTCCAAGTTATCCGGGTTTACCTGCTTCATTTTCTCTTCGGACGTTATCTCGTTATAGACAGTAGAACGCCCTTCAACTTTTCCCAATCACAATCACTTCCTTTACTTAATTGCCGCTTCGATTACAGCAGAAGCATCTCTAATGATATTGTTCATAGCGCGATCAAAATCCAGTGGCCCACCGACAACGCCTGCGCCATGGTTCTCTGCCCAACCAAGCACAGTTCCCATTCCGGGCTTGCTGCCAGTCGAGTACCCTCCGCTTGTATCCAAATATGCTTTGAATTCAACGCTATTTGGTCCTGCTTTTACACCATCCGTTTTTGGAGTATTAGCAAGTTGTCCAGTGCGAACATACTTCTTTGGCTCGCCAGACCCATAAAACCTCCCTGTTTGCTCGTACAAATCTCCACAACGCACT